TCTCGCTTCAATCCCTCAACGGCATTGAGCTGATAGTCCCTGTTGTAACGATAACGCCATTCTTTCCCGTACTTGTTCATATCTTTTTTGTCCCTAGTCACTATTGATCTCCGTCAATTTCATTGATATCGTTCTGACATGACTGCCCGAACGGCGGTTGTATGGGAAGGGAAGGGGGAGGCTACCTTAGCGGGGCTTCCCCTTTCTTATATCTTGAGTCGTGAAGACACATCGACAGTTATGTTCTTGGGATCAAACCTGATCTCAGTTCTGTTGCCTGAGTGATAGCACTTGTAGCAAGAGAATGTTCCTGCACCATCAATGATGAAGGCACTGTTAAGCACCTCCACCATCGATCCGCAGTGCTGACAACGGCTAAGCCGCTGTTGCTTTGATCCTTGTCTTTTCTTTCTTGAAGGCATTTGTGATTGCAGACTTGCGCTGTTTGGTGAATGTTCCGATTTCGGAAGCGTTAGCCTTCCAGACACCATCGATTTCGTCAACGGTTTTTGCATTGCCGAAGTCTGTGATGATGCGATCTTTGAGTGTTTCTTGCTCTCCTGCATCGTCCTCACTTTCTGACAGCGGAAGATCCTCACCAGCGTAGACATTGATACCAAGACCATGGAATGCAATTGCCTTAACGAGACAACGCTGCAATGCTTTGTTGACCTGACCGCCATCGGGATGGACTACAGACTGGTTCTTGTGATCCATGACGTAGTGAATCTCTGTGTGGGTAATCCCATCGATGGTGACACTTACAGCCACATAAGTATGGCCCTTGGTATCACGCATGAATGGTAGCGGATTGTCCTGATTGTCACGGAAGATATGCTTCTCGAATGTGGCATCAGGATAGTGCTGCTTGACGAATGCCCAAGCCCAAGTCCAAGACAAGTAGTCAAACTTGCCCTTCTTCTTGACCTCTTCTGATACGTCAAACGATGATAGGGTCTGCCATGCTGACATTATGAAATTCTCCATACACGATATTCATTAGACTTAGAGTGACGAGTAGCAATCTTCATGTTGCGGCGAGTGGCAGCATTCCTGATAGTTGCAACTTTGCCAGCAGGAACGACAAAGCTGTCACCTATTTCCAGCTTATCCATCCAGTCCCACGAACCACTTTTAGTGGGCATAGGAACGCCACGTTCAATTTTAGGGTGATTAGCCATCGTTATCCTCCTTTGGCTCAATTAAGCGACACGTCATGGTGCCACTACGGGATCTGGTTACTGATACTTTGTAGCCCTTCATGTTGCCGGAACACGGGTAGTCCATGCGTCGGCAATTCTTAGGCATCTTTAGCTTGAAAGCATCTTTGGCTTCATCTGAGATAGAGATTGCTGCTTTGGCAGACGAGATCTCAAAGGCGTGCATATTGAACTCTGCCTCGTCGCCTTCTGTGAAGTCCTCGATGTCACGCATATCACTAATGACGTACATGTCAGAGTGGTCTGGTGGAGGCATCAGCATTGGATCTGCTTCTGTGCCATTCTGATACATCTCCCAGAAGTTGACACAGTTGTCGATGTACATGCTGGCCCAGGATTCATCCAAGGTAAGCATACGCCACTCCATGCGGCAGCGGACACCAAACAGGGCTACGAGATAGCACCGATTAGCACCGCTAACGAGCATGTGATGCTGGCACTGAGGAGCATAGAACTCAGCAAGCTCGTCCATGTCCTTGAATCCGAAGTGCGCTTTGATCTCCAGAGGAGCGTTATCGCCAACAACACGCCCATCAAAGGTAGAATGCAGAGGGACACCGTTACGCTTAATAGTCTTGCCACCTCCACGGAAGTTGACTTGCCGTTTCTCAGCTTCTGCCCACTTGTCGATGATGTAAGGCTCCAAGTACGATCCGGTATCCATGAGTAGCTGTGTCTGCTTGCTGAACTTTGCACGTTCTGCTCCTGATTTCTGGCGCATCAGAGTCATCCACTCTGCAATATCACCACCAGCAATGATCTTGGCATCGGATGAGCCAATGTAAGTTGCACGTTCTTTTAGTTGAGCTTCAGTTAGCATGATGATTACCCCTCTGCTTTAATACGCTTTAGCTTGAAACGGTAATGAATTACCTTCTTGCCGTACCAAATCCTTGTGTAGTAATGCCCTCTTGCAACTCCGTAGATAGAGAACCTTGCACGTCTTTTGTACCTCTTCCACTTCAGGATCTGAATGTTCAGAAAACTCCAGCGACCCTCTCCTAGCTCAATCCAAGGGCGAGGCCAATCTGTGGGAATGTCTAGCTTATCCTTTTTCATACCGGACACCTTGATTCCATCTCATCATGTTTGTTGTTGTAGCACTGACACTCGCCAGCCTTGACGGTTGAGTAGTCACAGTCAAAGCCGCAATCTGCTTCACCACAACCAATGCCAAGCTCCTCTTCTGTGAAAAAGAAAGGCCGGTAATCATCTGGGTTTGCACGGCTGTAGACATATAGCTCTGCCTTGGCGACAGGCTTGATGGATTCTTTCAGAACCTCAAGTGGTGTCTTGAAGTCTACAGTTTCTCCCATCTCGTCTGTGCCGCAGAAGAGAGCGTTGTTTGCAATAGGGGTGGGGTAGTTCTTGTGAATCCAGAAGAAGCGAGGCTGATACAACCCCTCATCATCGATGTAAGCGCAGTCACCATTCTCATCGAGGCGAACAACATCGAACGTATGGCAACCAATGGCAGGAGAGATATCCTCCCATGTGTTGAACTTGAACTCATTGAATAGAAGATTGATGCTGTCTTCTGCAGCGGTCATTAGGAAGGCCTTCATCACGGTACTCCTTGTATGTCAATTCACATTACCATATAGTTGGCTTGTTTCCGAGGATTAATGTTATGTGTGAACAACAGTTTACCTCTGATTTAATCAAGCAATTTCAACGCCGTAGATATGATCTCGGTATAACTCAGGTCACTCTTGACTCAATGCTTGGTGTTTCTTCCGGTGTCGTAGCCAAATGGGAAATTGGCAACAGGAAGCCAACATTGTTCAATGCGTATTGTTGGGCTGAAGCCCTTGGTTGTGACATAAAGTTAGAGGTGCGAGATGAAGATCTGCGGGATTGACCCCGGACTTACCGGAGGCATTGCGTTTTACGACGGCAGTGTTGTGAATGCCTATCGTGTTCCAACGCTCAAGATAGCCAACAAGAAAATCCTGGACATGGAAGCTATATGCAAGCTCATGGTATTTCACGAGCCTGACATGGTTTGTATTGAGCAGCAGCAAGCTATGCCAAGACAAGGTGTGGCCAGCACATTCAAGACTGGGTTCAACTATGGCATTTACATTGGCATACTGCATGCCCTTGGCTACTCGTACTCAGTCGTTATTCCACGCAAATGGAAAGCAGACTTATTTGTTACAAGCGACAAGAACCAAGCTCGCATGAGAGCAACCGAGCTGATGCCTGATGGTCAGAGCAGCTGGTCACTCAAATGCGAAGATGGTGTAGCAGAGGCTGCGTTGATAGCCTACTGGGGCTTATACTGCGGCCAATCACCAAGCGGATCGAACACAGGATTGTCTGCCAAGAACTTTACCAAAGCATCAATCCGTGGCTTCTTGGGGCCAGATGACACCTTGCCGAAGCAATAGTCTTCAAGCATTTCGATCTGGTTGATCTTGTACTTGTTCAGCCATTTGGCATCTGGCTTGAACCATCCTTTGCTTCTAGCAGCATAGTCTGGCAAGACTTCTTTGAGCGTGTCTGAGTAGAAGTCATACTTGCCCAAGCCTGTGAGGCAACACGCCACAAATAACTCATCAAGCTCCGTATCTGGGAGACTAATGCAGTACATGAGTGGTGTAGTGCCGTCAGTATCGAAAGCATTTCGAGCAGCATCAATGTGGCGTTGTATACAGCCCTCATGACGCGGATGTACATAATCATCTGGATACTCCTCCGAGGGGAAAATTGTCTGGTGGTCTGCATAGATATGACCGACTCGATTGGTGTTGCTGTAAGTATATCCAAGGGAACGGTGACACAGCATAGCTTTCATGAAGTTGACATATATCAGTTCCTCACTGAACATGCTGTCCTTCATGAAGTGTGCAAAGTAACCAGCAAGCAACGCTTCTTGAGGCTTTGACATTGTAAGAGGTGTTACTTCTTTCTCTTCCTCTTCCTCCATCTCTTGTGCTTCCTGCTGCTCTTTGGTTTCACGCAACACAAGCTCTGTTGTCTGAACATCGAAGCGGGAGCTGTTGTAGGCAA